CGCTCGGCGGCCCCGCTTCGGTGGCGTCAATCCGTGCCATCTTAGGGCAAACGGACAGTGGGATCGACGCTGCGTCCGCACCTGACGCATGAGTCTGGACACAGGAGGTGACACCGGGCACGGTCGTCGCGACCGCGGGCCGCATCGGCATATTCACGGGCCATGCATCCGCCTCGACGCGCACCAGAATGCGGTCTGCGCACAGGCCGTCCGCCCACGAGACGAGAAGTCGGGCTGGCGGGATTTGAACCCGCGGCCCCCTGCTCCCAAAGCAGGCGGCACCACAAGGGCAACCCATTGACAGCACTCACCAAACCGCCGACCAGCCAACACGAGACTAGCCATCAACTAGCCATCTTTCCGAGACGCCGCACAAACCGCTGAATCAAGCCACAAACCGCCCCTAGAGACGACGAAAGGCGCCCCTCCCATCCGGTCAGGCGAGAGGGGCGCATAGCCATCCGAAATGGCCATCTCAGTCGTCGGCGAGATCACCGATCGGGGTCTCCCCCGGGCCGCGCGGCAGGTCCCCCAGGGGCGCCCCACGGTCGAGGGCGATCGCGCGAGTGCGTCGCGCGACGCACTCCCACTGGGCGGCCTCCCGGCGCGCCACCTGCAGGTCCGACTCGCGGCCCTGCCTGGCGTGCCACATGGCCCGGATCGCGGCCCCGACCTGGGTCACCAGGATGGATCCGAGGCCGCTGGTGATGATCGCGCCGATCAGCTCGGCTTTCTGCATCCGGGGTCCTCCCTCTCGATGGCGCGTGCGGCGGCGTCGGCCTCGATGGCTTTCGCTGCGGCGGCGCTGGTCTCGGCCTGCCGGAGCGCGGTGTTCGGCTCGCAGCCGGGCTCCCAGGTGTGGCCCCAGATGCGGGCCATCCGTTGACCGATCATGAGGAGGAGGGCGAGGATGATGCAGAATGGCCAGCCGGGCCAGTGGTCGGACGTGAGGGCGCGTGCGGCGTCCTCGATGGCGACGACGACTAGCCCGAGGGCGACGAGGGCCGCCGACGGGCCTTCCACGCCCCACCAGCCCCGCCAAGCCGACGGTGCGCCGATCGCGCACCCGGACAGGGTGAGGAGGCAGCCCACGGTGACGTCCCACGGCTGGATCCGGGGCGCCCCCAGGATGAGGGCGACGGCTACGGCAATGAGCACGTAGGTCGCCGCCATCATCGCTGAGATCGCCCTGGGCTCGTGGAGAGTCCCCCACAGTCGGCGGCCCACGCCCATCAGGCGGCCTCGTGCCGGGGCTGGTAGTGCTCCCGGGTCTCGCCACCGGGGGTGACGATACCGGCCCAGGCGAGGACGCTCACGCCGCCGATCTTGACGTGTGAGAGGACCTCGTAGCCGGCCCAGGCGAACCCGAGGAACTTGCCGACCTGGGCGGCCAGGACGTCAGCCTGGAGCGGGTAAGCGGACAGTGCCCAGGCGCCCACGGTGAGGACGACGGCGGCCCCCACGACGAGGGCGACGCGACGCCCACGCGTCCAGTAGGGGCGGTCCAGGGTTGCCTGAATGAGGGGCCACAGGGTGCCCAGGACGACGGTGGTGACGAAGGGGTCAGAGATGAGTGCCTTCATGCGTGTTCCTTCCTAGATGGGTGGTCACCAGAGGCGACCAGAGTTGGCGTGAGAGTCGTTGAGGGCCCGCTGGAGCGCCCGGATGGTGCCCTCCCCCGGGTCGCCGTCAATCCAGTTCCCGAACGACCAGCCCGACGGCACGTAGTCGCTGTGCCAAGCCAGCACGAGGAACTGGAAGCACCGCCAAGTTGCGGGCCCTGCGACCCCATCGACGTCGAGCGCGGGCTCACCGTTCAACTGCTCCTGAGACGGGGCGTGCACGTTCTGGTTCAGGAACTCCTGGAACCGCTCGATGGCGGGACTGCCGTCGTCGTCGAGCTCGCCGTCAATCGGCGTGCCCATCACCTGCTGAAAGCGGGCGATGGTCGCGGGCCCCAGGTCACCGTCACAGACAAGCTCGCCCTGGCCGTCGGACTTGTTCCATCGGCCGGTGTAGGGGCTCGCCTGCGCCACGGGGGCGGCCGGAGCGGAGGCGGCGACATGGCCGCCGCCGATCATCGCGTCCCAGGCGCTGCGGTCGCGCAGGCGATCAAAGTCGAGGTTCCCGTTGTAGCCGGGCAACTGACCGCACTGGGAGTACTGGTGGATGAGCGGCTGCCCCCAGTAGGGGACGCTCGGAACCGCCGGGTCGATGTAGCCCATGTAGACGGTGTTGTAGTTCTCCGGGTCCGCGTACCAGAGCGGGTACTCGCCTGCGACCACGGACCAGTCGTAGCCGTTCAGGGCGCTGTCGTTCATGTAGATACCGGGCGTGGAGCCCGTCAGGGACCGCACCGTGTCCAGGAAGGTCTTCGCCCAGCCCGGCCCCTGCTCGACGGCGTTCGCCTCCCAATCGAGCCATAGCGTGGCCTTGCCGATGTAGCCTCGCACGGCGTCAACGAAGCAGCGGGCCTGGGCGGCCGCATCACCCGGGCGGGCGAAGTGGTAGAAGCCCAACCGCTTGCCAGCACTGAGGGTGTCCTGCGCCTGCGAGTCCTTGTAGGGATTCACGTAGTCGTCATCCTCGGTGGCCTTGACGATCACGAAATCCGCCCAGATGGGGGGAATGTACAGGCCACCCTGATAGGACGACACATCGATCCCATGGGCGTGAGCCGGGGCCGCGGAGGCCGGGCGTGCGGGGGCGGGCGCGGTGGACGCCGCCTTGCCCTTCGCGAACTCGGGCCACTGCGCCAGGAACTTCGCCTCGTTGAAGCGGTGGCAGGAGGTCCAGCGGCCGGCCTGCGTGTGCGGGTGCTCGCTGTAGCGGGCGGTCCGTGTCTCCTGGCCGGTCTGGTCGCCGAGGTAGCCGTCGATCGATCCGTCCTCGGCGATCCACGCCTCCGACTCGAGCGGGTCAAAGCCGTCCTCGACGACGATGACAACGTGGCCGACGCCACCCTCATTCGCCGCGGACAGAACGATGTCGCCGACCTTGAAGCCGCCGTCGGGGGTCAGGTTCTCGTTCTCCCAGTTGACCTCATCGAAGCCGCGAGCTTCGAGCCCCTGCCGGAGGTTCCCGGTCCAGAAGTCATTTATTTCGAGGAGGGCAGGGTGTCCCCACGGGACGCCGTAGGTGTCATGGAGGCCGTAGCAGACCGCTCCTGCGGCGAGGCTGGAGCAGTCGGCATTCTGCGGCGAGCTGCAATGCCCCTCCCAATCAGCATTCGCGAACCAGGTGCGCCGATCCGGCTGGCTGTAGCCAACGGGCTCGACGTCACAGATTCGGCGGGCGATCCGCGCGGTGACACTGCCAACGCTCACAGGACGCCCCCGTTCTGCTGCTCCCAGCCAGCGGCGAAGTTGATCGGCCCGGCCCTAAATGGGTTCAGCCAGGCTCGGGCGATGTTCTTGTAGGTCTTGCCATCGACGTTCAGGAGTTCGCCGGGGCCGATCATCGCGTCGCGCTGGAGGCCCTTGATGTCCTTCGCCTCTGTTGGGGCGTACTCGATGTATGTGTCGATTCGCTTGTCGACTTCCGCCTTGCAGTCGTGCAGGAATCTCCGCTTGTCCTGCTCGGTGTTGACGATGGTGGCGAGCTTGTCGAAATCGGCGTCGCCCATCATCTTAATGTCGTGCTCATTGTAGTTGACCACTACTGCATTCCCTTCGGTGTTGAAGTTGCGATGAGACCGGAATAGCGCTTGTCGTCGGTGAAACTGAAAGTCCCACCGACTCCCTGCCCTCCGACAAATCCACCCCTAATCCGGGGGGCCTGACCAGCGGGAACTATCGCCATCACGTTCGCGGTGATCGTGGTCCCGAAAGTCTGGACCGGGAAACGCGCGTAGGCGTACCGGTCCATGATCGCCGCATATATGTCAATGACTCCGTTGCGGACGATCCCGAAGCACGTCCAGGAAACCTGAACAAGCCGGTCATACGGGCGGACACCAAGATCAATGGTGGCGACGTCGGTAGTCTGGTTGCTGTTGAGATGCCACGTGTAAGAGGCGCCAATACCGGCTTCGGCAGCCTGCACCTCATTCACCGGGGTTATAACCCAACGGCCGCCATTCTTGCTGCCGTCCGACCGGTAGAGGACACCTGAGACGTCCAGGTAGGCGGGGTGCGCGGCCGTCGGCGGGTGACCTGCGGCCTCGGCGCGACTGAGGATTTCCCGGGCCTGAGCCACGGACTGGGCCGGGAAGATCACCCCGGCGACGTCGAAAGCCTTCGACCATGCGGACAATAGGTCGTCCCCCGCCTCGGGGATTGGGATCCCCTTCCAGTGATTGGTGGGCATTCTGGTTCTCCTTACTTGCTGTAGTCAACGGCGATCTGGATGTTCGTGTCCCAATACCCGTACGATGCGTCCCCTTGGGTCTCGAACGTGATCCCCCGGTAGATGCCGTTCTGGAAGTTGGACCAGAGGCTGCTTGGGATGGATATCCATCTGCCCTCTCCACGCCCCCAGCCCCCAGTTTCCAACCAACGCCCATTCGACCCGAATTGGCCCGGGGCAGACTGCCACCCGTGAGCACCAATGCTGGCGACGCCCGTCTGCCCGTACCAGTGCTTGGCGTAGACGTAGAGCGACATGTTGTTGATGGTTGCACCCCTCAGGGTGGAGGTCATGTCCGGGAACCCAACAATTGAGTTATAGGTCCAGTTGCCGTATCGACCCTGAGGGAGGGAACCGGACCAGGCCGTATCCGGTGAACCATTCGAGTACGCCCGCCACCAATTCGCTACGAACACGGACCGGTGATTCTGCCGCGGTGCGGGCTGGTTCTTTCCGTTGGCAGCCACTGAATCTGGGAACCTCAGTGTCGCCTTGGGTGCCACGCCGATGTCGGTAAGCCATACGTGCGGTGGCTGCGTCCCATAATCCAGTGTCACACCACCGGCAATGTAGGCGTGCGCCAGTGAAATCGTGAGCTTGTAGGTGCCTGACGTATTGGGTGACCACGGTGGGAAATGTGCGCGGTCAGTCTGAATCTGATTCACGAACGCACCTGGAACACGGCTGGCCCAATTCGTCGTGTCCTTCGCACCGTTTCCCGCGGGCCGAATCGACACGCGAGGCTCACACATGGCCTTAGCTTGATTCGGCATCCACGACCAAATCATCTCGCAGTGATACAGGCGGCCGGCCTCAAGATCGACGGTCAAGGTCGCGATCTCGTCATTGCCGCGCACCTGGTGCCGTCCTTGTCCCGGCCAGGCCCAAGCTGTACCCCAGGCGACAATTCCGCGCGGGATCACGTCCAGGACCGTCGCCAGGTCGCGGCCCTTCCAGGTGAGTTTGTCGGCCACGGAGAGGGACTGCGCGGTCATGAGGCCGTCGCCGGTGATCGTGGCCCTCGCCAAGCCGTCAGTGCCGGTCACCGACAGGAAGTCCTTCCCGGACGTGCCGAGCGTGACGACCTCGGTCGGCTGCCCGCCGGCCGCTTTCAGCACGTGCAGGCCCGTGTGATCCATGATCGCCGCGTCCCCGGAGGGGTCACCGGCGACGATCCGCGTGGAGAGCCGGATGGTGTCAGCCAGCAACTCCCCCGTGATCCGCGCCTGCCCGGCCTGGAGCATCTGCGTCGTCACCTTCGCGAACGTCGCGACCTTCGCCCACAGTTCGTCGCTGGCGGGGGTCCTTGGCGCGGGGGCGCCCCCCCCGCGCC